AACGTCATCTTCGCCATATAAGCGGGAATAATACCGCCTATATGAATAAGGATGACAGCTTGGTTCATTTCCATAACACCTCTCAGATAACTGCATATCTCCCAACAGGATGCGAGGACGGACAGGAAATTTGGGTATTGCCATATAACACAACAGTAAAAGTTAAAACAAGTAGTGGCTACATACACAGAGGCGAGAATAATTCTGAAACTGAGGTTGATTGCAGCGGTTCTCAGTATCATATCTTCATATACTGCGCCTATAACGGAAGATGGATTTTCGGATATTTAAATACTTAATTTTTGTCTCACTAAAAAAGAAAGATTATGAAAGTAAATTTTAACGTGAATGTGACCGATTTCAGCGGTCAGGAAATCAAGGTTAATGGCAAGGTCGTTGTCATCGCTGACGAGATTCAGAAGATTCTGTTCTTCGCAGGAAACAACGGGACGCGCCTGTCTAACGACGAGAAATATTTTGCTTACAAGATTGGCCGAAAGATTGCCTCAGGCGAACAGGAATACTCCACCGAGGAGCTTTCCTTCATCAAGGCTCAGTCAGGCGATACCCTTGCGGCTGGCGTGTACGGCTTCCTCTGTGACCTTATCGAGAGTAATTAACAATATTGTTCAACAATTAAAAAGTGATTTATTATGGTTATTCAAACATCTACAATGACGGGAACCTCTCAGGTTGGAAGATTCTCGATTCGTTACACCATTCAGAAGGACAGAGACGGTAACCCGACCGACCTCTCTGCTAATATCTCTGACGGGGCAAGTGTCGTTGGAACGTTCAGCTGCAACTCAAAGGGAGAGCTTGGGCTTTCTGTGACAGAGCGTGCAGCAATGACAGCCTCAGAGCGTCAGGCGGTTATCGCACAGCTCTTGACGGACACTAACGAAATCTTCGGTACCAATTCCCAGGAAGAAGAATCAGAAGGCGAATAATAAGAGCCTTTTCATCCCCTCCCAAGCGTCTGAGAAGACAAAAGGGAGGGATTTTTTTTAGTTTTTCCATAAAAGTGATTACAATATAATCATTTTATTGTATCTTTGCAGCGGATTCCACTCATAATACAAATCAAATAAAAAAAATAAATGGAAAGATTGACAACCCTAATGTTTGCTGGAGCACTCGCTTTGCTCTGCTATGTGATTATTCTCGGCTTCATATTCTGTGACCTCAGGGCGGGCATACGCAAGTCAAAGAAGCGGGGCGAGTTCAGAACCTCAGAAGGTTATCGACGAACCATTGAGAAAATCAGCAAGTATTTCAATATGACGTTCGCCCTGTCAATCATAGACGTGGGTCAGATTGCGTTGTTTTTCTTCCTGTATCACTTCTATCAGGTTGATATGTTCTTAGTGCCTTGGTTTACGTTCATTGCGACGGGGTATGTCGGATATGTCGAAATAAAGAGCATTTGGGAGCCTGCCGACATCAAGGAGAAGAAGCAGCAACAGGAGTACCGGCGAGCCTTGCTTGCCCTGATCCGTGAATATGGCGGGATTGAAAAGGTTCTGCAGAGCATGACGAAGGACGGGGTCGGCAATACTTACGTGGAAGGAACAGAACAGATTCAAAACTTTGAGGATTTATAATTATGGCAAAAGCAGCAACATTGAAGCCGTTCATCCGCTCATGGGAGGGTGGCTTTGCCTGTGTCAAAGGTGACAGGGGCGGTGCAACGAAGTGGGGGGTTACCATTGGCACCTTCCGCTCAGTATATGGAAAGTCAAAGACAGTCGATGACCTCAAGGCCATGACTGAGGAACAGTGGAACCACATCTATAAGATTTACTTTTGGGATAAGTGGCGTGCCGACGAGATAACGTCTCAGAGCGTCGCAAACATCCTCGTCGATTGGGTGTGGGCTTCGGGTGCAGGAACCATTAAGAAGATTCAGAAGCTCTTGGGTGTGGAAGTTGACGGAGTTGTCGGCCGCAAGACCATTGCAGCTCTGAACGGTTTTCCTGACGGCCAGCACGTCCTCTTCAACCGCATCAAGGAGCTGAGAACGGCCTATATCAATGCCATCGCCACAGGCACTCAGGCAAAGTTCAAGAAAGGCTGGACTCGCCGACTCTCAGGCATTCAGTACGGCAGCTTAGTGTATAACGACGGCACGACCGTCATCAATAAGTAACGTTATGGAACGCTATCGAGAGGACAGGGAGTATTACGACCGCAAGCTGAAACGCAGCGGTGGCGAAATGAAAGCCTGTATGATGTCGCTCGGGGGCATCATACTATTGATTATTCTCTGCTGGCTGACGAGCTGTAAGAGTCAGCAGCAGGCCGTCAATGAACAGGAGCAGACCCGTGACAGCCTGAAAACCGAGGTTCGCTATGTCGAGAAGATTGTAAAGGACACGGCGTTTGTCGAGATACCCGCTCAGTCGGTTGAGGTGGTAACGCCTGACACCACGTCGCATCTTGAAACTGATTACGCCATGAGCGATGCATCCGTGATATGGCGCGACGGTATGATGTTCCTCTCCCACAGCCTATCCAATAAGCCTCAGAAGAAACCCGTCGAGGTTGAGCACAAGGAGGCTCGGAAGGACAGCATCGTCTATCGTGACCGCGACCATTATCATACCGTCAACACTCAGACGGTGCAGGAGGTCAACGTCCTGACATGGTGGCAGAAGACACAAATATACGGCCTGTGGGCGTTGCTGCTTCTGTATGTGATATGTCACCCGAAAAAAATATTTTCGACGATTGTGCGGGTTTTTCGGATAAAATAACTACCTTTGCAGCATGATTACTATTCTTTCCCATATATACACTATTGAGGCATACACTCCTCTTGCTCGAATCGGGGTCGAAAGACTCCGATTTTTGCGTTTTTGTTGCTCATTTGTTGCTCGCGCCCTGTCATCAGACACGAAAACCCCTTTGTTTACAGGCGTTCCAAGAGATTTGAAAACATTCTGCGTGGGAAAGTAAGGCAGAAAATTGTAATATCAAACACGATACAAAACCGATATAAAAATTGTATAAAAGAACCCTTTGTATATCGGGAACTGTGAAACAATCATAAAAGACAGGCTTTTATATTGCTCTTATATCCGCTTTGTCGTTTTTTTGTTGTTACTTTGTTGCTCGGAAAGAATTTTAAGCAACAAGAGCAACAAAAAAGTGTATTATGGCAAACTCAAAAGACCCCATCAGGCTTCGGAGGCGCAAGACCCCGACTGGGCTCGTCAGCCTGTATCTCGACATTTATTTGGACGGCAAGCGTTCCTATGAGTATCTGAAACTCTATCTCATTCCTGAGCGGTCAAAGGGAGACCGTGACAAAAACCGTGAGACGCTGGCTCTCGCGGAGGCCATCAGGGGCAAGCGCCTCGTTGAGCTGAGGGATGGCACCTTCGGCTTCAAGGGTCAGTTCCGTGACAGCACGCTTTTCTATGACTATTATGTGTCGATGGTTGAAAAGCGGCTTGGGTCGCCTGGGAATTGGGGTAATTGGAGGTCGTGCCTGAAACATCTTGAAAAGTACGACCTGCACCTGCACAGGCGCAAGTGGTCGGAGATAACCCATGAGTGGTGCGAGGGATTCAAAGACTACCTTGAAAATGAGGCCTGCGCATGGTCACAGGACTATCGCAAACGCATCAAAGACCACCGTATGGCGAGGAACACCCGTCTGAGCTATTTCAACAAGCTGCGTGCCTGTTGCAATCAGGCTTACGAGGAGCGAGTGATTGCCGTCAACCCCATGCGTGGTATCGAGGCCATCAAGGCTGAGGAGGGGACTCGTATGTATCTCACGTTGGAAGAGGTCAGGAAGCTGGCCGCGACTGAATGCCCCTATGAGAGTATCAAGCGGGCTTTCCTGTTCTCCTGTCTGACAGGCCTCCGTCGCTCTGACATCCTGAAGCTGACATGGGGAGAGGTTCATCAGCAGGGAGAGTACACCCGCATCATCTTCACACAGAAGAAAACGCGTGGCGTTGAATATCTCGACCTTGCGCCTGAGGCCGCAGAGCTGCTGGGGGAGCGTGGGAAGGCAACCGATAAGGTGTTTGAGTGGATTCACTCTCCGAGCTGCACGAACTCGACGCTTAGAACTTGGTGCATGGACGCGGGGATCAATAAGCGTATAACATTCCATTGCGGGCGGCACACCTTCGCCACGATGATGCTTGACCTCGGCACCGATATCTATACCGTCAGCAAACTGCTCGGCCACCGTGAGCTGTCAACGACACAGATTTATGCAAAGGTCATGGATAAGAACAAACAGGCCGCTGTCTCGTCGATACCGTCGATATTCAGTCCTGAGCCTGAGGAAGAAAAGAAGGAGGTCTAAACGGCCTCCTTTTTCTTTGAATAGAAATCCCCTCTCCCCGTCAGGAGCCATTGAGCCGACACCCCATAGCCTGTTACGAGGTATGACAGCCACGCGGCTTGGAAGATGTCGCGTGACATATCCTTTTCGAGGCTGTTCAGGTTCCAGCGGTTGATTCCGAAGCGTGCCGTGAAGGTCTGCTTGCCCCTGATAACATGGTCGGCTTTCAGGCGGTATATGGCCTCGAAGAATCGGGCTATCACTTTTTGGCTGTCTGTTGTCTGCATAACTCATCGGATTTGGCTGTTGCTTGGCTGAATTTCGCGTCTAAATACCTGTTGCGCTCAGTTATAAGGTCTTGCCATTTTGTGAGCGTGTCGGGGCTGTAAGAGGGCAATCTGCCCCCTGAGAGTGCGCTTTCAAACTCCCGCATCTCCTCAGGTGACATATATGGTATGTATTGTTCAAGCTGCAGCAGAGCCTGAGCGTGAGAGAACACCTCGCGTTGAAGCGTGAACATCTGCCCGACCTCCAACATCTGACCGACCCCGAACAGGAGCCAGCGTGCGTTCAGTTCAGGCATGGCCTCCAATAGTGACTTCACGGGCTGGATTCCGAAGTTATCCCCTTTCAGGAGCTTCGCAAGATACTGAGGCGACCATCCCATCAGGGCAGCGAACTTTGTCTGATGGCCTCCTGTCTTATAGCGGATGATTTCCTGTAACCTATC